ATAAGTTGTGTGAGGTCTCTATCTCCACTAAAAATGGTTTTATCTTCTCCTTTAGATATTTGACAATAGTAGGCAATTAAATCATCTGCCTCTGAGTTTGGGAACTCAATTTGTCTCACAAACATTTCTTCAAGGTATTCCTTAACTCTATATTTTTGTTTGTTAAATGACTCCTCCTTCATTTCATTTTCAGGAGCCTTTCGGTGAAGTTTATATTTTGGGTAGATTAACCTTCTCTGTGATGAGCTTGTTTCTCCGTCCCAAAATACAACTACCTTACTGAAGTTTTCTTCGTCTATGAACCTACGTAATGTGTTTAGAAAGTGCCAAAGACCTCCAATGTGTTCACCTTTGTTAAAGTAATCTTTAACTCCGTGAAATCCAATTTTTAATAGGTTGTTTCCGTCAACCAATAACGTCTTTGTCATTTCTGTAGTATTACAGGGTTCTTACTCTACTTCTTCTTTTTCTGCTTTCAAATCAAAGTCACCATCAACTCCGATTATTTCTTTCCAATACTCTGCATATTCTTTTTTGTATTGTTCAATTGAAGCCTTCTCTTCTGAAGCCTCTTTTCCAGGTAAAAACCCGTGTGGTGTTACAATAATTTTCCCGTCTTCAAATCCAAGTCCGTTGATGTGGTTTTTCATAACGGACACCTTTGTTCTTGATGCAAATTTAATTGTTCGTTTATCTTTAGTTGCGGTAATCTTAGTTGTCCCCGCACCTTTTTGATTTCCAAATAAGAAAACCAATGATGAGTTTAACCAAATCGCTTCACCACCTTTTGCTTTGATTTTAGGTTGACCGAATGGGTTATCAGGTAATTCAACCCAAGGTTGGTTTACAATGATTAGTGTGTTTTCAAATTTAGAATCTGATTTACGTGAGCCTGATATACGTTGGTTAATACCCATACCAATTTTGTCAGCTAAAGTAGATGCGTTATGTTGTTTACCTCCTTTACCTTCATAGGTCATTTTACAAGGTACAGAACCAACAGAATCCCACATAATACATAATGAATAGTCTAACTCACCTTTTTCTTGTGCATCTAATAATGAATTAATGTAATCCGTAATTTGTTCAATGTAATCAAAATTATTATTGAATATGTAGAATCCATCCCAATCTAATTCTCCCGTCTCTTCATCAACAACTTCTTCACATTCAAACCCCATAAGTTTTGCGTGTTCAAAACTCCATTTTTGTTCTGTAATAATAAACACAGGAAGAATACCTTTCTTTTGTGCGTCTACTGCGGTTTTAACTAAGGCAGTTGTCTTACCAGTATCAGAATGTCCCAAGAACATATTAATATGTCCCATCGCCGGACCTGGTAATCCAACTGCGTCCAAAAATGGCTCACCAAGATCAAAAAATCTTTGTGGTTTATATTTTGCAGACGTAGAAAATTTCTTTTTTAATGAACCGAAGTCAGTTTTTTTAATTGCCATATATTTGTTTGTTTTTTTAAAAGTTAAAAAAAGGTAGTGACTTTGTCAATCACTACCTCACTTTATAGGTTTGTATCAGAACGGTAGGTCTTCGTCAGCTTCGTCGTTCGCTTGTGGATCAACGATTGGTGTTTCTACTTTTGTTTCGGTTCCACCACCAAGAGAAATCTCAGCTTCATCACCGTAAACATATTTTTTAAGTTCAGAACTCCACATTGGTGTTTCTCCAACAGCAACTGCCTCTAAATATTCAACAGGTTTTTTAGCGTAAACGTCTTTCCAAGTAAGTTCGTCTGTCATCCAACCTTCCATAATTTCACCATCAGTGTGAATAGGTGCTGGATCATCATACATAATCGTTTGAACTACTGTATACTCTTTTCCTTGTGGTGTTTTTGCTTTGATTAGTTCAATAATCAAATCACGTCCTTTTTCAGAATCAGTTAAGTCACCTTTCGCTTTCCAAATAGGTAGGATTTTATCCAAGACACCTTCTTGTTTGTAATTGTGTTTGAATCTCCAAAACTTAACTCCGTCTTGTTCGTTATCACGATCAATAACTTTTACGATGTAAAATAAACGTGAACGGTACTGACCAGCCAAGTCTTTATCTTCTTTTTTCCCTGTAGCCATAAGTTCATTATAAACTTCTGTTAGTGGGGAACGTTCGTTGTCATTTTTTTCAGGGTCATACAACTTAACCCATTGTCCGTTAATTTGCATTTCGTGGTACCAAACTTCTACGAATGGCGATGAACCATCTTTTGTTGGTAGGATACGAACTCTACGTTGTCCGGATTTTTCATTCTTTTGAAGAATAGCTGAAAAGTATCTTTTCAATCTGTCTTCTTGTGAAATGTTTTGTTTTTGTGAACTCGGTGTTGAGTTCTTTTCGTACTGTGCTAGTACCGCATCAATTGAATTTGCCATAGATTTTTGTTTTTAATTTATACTCTTTTATCTGTATCAATTATAAGTGATTTTTGTAGAATGTCAAATAAAAAAAGGGTACCATTACGACACCCTTTTTAAATATTAAGTTTTGTAATAAATCACATTTCTTCGTCTTCTTGGTAATTATTAAATGTTTTCTTAACTTCGTTTGGTGAGAAATTTTCAACCTCATCACTTGTTAATATATATTCATTTTTACCCGTTTCTTCCATCTCTGATTTTTTATCATCAAAGAAATCTGTAAGTTTTTGATTATATGGGTATGAATCCAAAGATCTTAACATAAGTTTTTCTTCAGGAGTCTTTTCTCTATACTTATCAAACTTATTTTCTAATGAATTTATCTTATCCATTATACTATCCATGTGTTGTAGTTTTTGTTCTAAATCATCTAATTTAGAAAAAATACCATCCATAAACTCATCCTGTTTTGATTGAATATCTTTTTGTGCGGTAACTAAATCCGTGATGTCAATTTCTTCAGTTTCTCCATCCTCGCCACCTTCTTCATTTCCAACTTCCTCAACATCAGGATCATTTTCAACATCTACAGGTTCAGGAATTGCATCTCCCGCTGGTGGTGTTTCTCCCGCCCCTGCATCAGGTGCCGGTGGTGGGGTTTCACCCATTCCTGCATCAGGTGCCGGTGGAGTATCAAGACCAGGTTCAGGAGCTGCAGGTGGTGGAGGTGTCGGTAACTCGCCTTGTTCATTAATATATGAATTAATAGTATTAAATCTTCTTAATTCCTCTAATATTTTTTTATCTATTCCCATTTTTATATTATTATCCATTTAATAATGTTTTAACTCCCGTAGGTGTCTCAACTCTAAGTGTTCTATTTGTTTTCATTGTGTTGTCAACTCTTTCAATAAGACCATCTTTCATTCTAATTGTGTAACAATCACCGGTATCTAAATCACAAACTTCTTTGTAACCGTTTTCAATTTGTTTTTCTGTGACACGAGTATCCTTTCTAAGATAGTCGTCTAATAAATTTTTAACATTCATATTAATTATTTTATATATAAATATATCTTAGTTTGGATTTAGTACAAAGTTTTCATAAAGTTCACTAAAAGTATCAACATATACTTCATATGTGTTTATTAGGTCACTATTAGTTGCGTTTACTATAAAATCTTTAATTTCTTGAGCATTTAGAGCTGGAGGTCCAAACGCTATTGGGGTGTCCCAAGTTGTGAAACATATTTGAGCTAACGCTTTACCATATTGTTTATACTCATTAGTGTCAGGATTAATTGATTTTAAAGATTCTATTAATGGTAATATTGGTTGATAAAAAGATATCATAAAATTTGTAGGTTCGGTTGTTGAACTAAAACTCGCCAAAGAAACATCGGTACCTTTAATATTAACACACATTTGTTCTTTTAAATATATATCTAGACTACCATTATGTTTTGTTTCTGTTGATATTTCATACAAGTTATTATTATATGCATTTAATAATTGTTGGTCAACATTTAAACTATTTACAGGTCTAGTCATTGCGATACCCATAATTAACGCCCTTAATTTAGCGTCTATTGTTTGTGTTTTTATTAAACTAACTAATTCGGTAAGCGTAATCGGTGTACTTTTAAGATTAACAAATGGTAAACTTGTATATTTTGTTCTTTCTCTACAAGCCTCAAGTCCTGTATTTGTAACTTCTATAGTTGGATCAGTGTTTATTTGTGTTTGTTTATTTATTTCTTCTTCAGTTTTTGGTTTTATTGTTTTTTCTTTATATGACTGTAATATTTTAGCATTTACGTTAATTAATAATTGGTCAACATTTGGTAAACTATATTTTGGTATTCTTGTACCTTTAAAGTTTGTTGTAAATCCGTCTGTAGTAATATTGTGGTCAACCTCATAAACCCAATAAGGTCCGTAAAATAATGGAATATGTCTTAATACAAAATACATTGTTGGTTGTATCATAACGTTACCCATTGATTCGACACCACAACTATAAGATCTAGATTTATAAATACTATACATAGATACAGATTGTTGTGCTACTTTATCTCCAGAAACTGAACCACCAATATCCGCAAACACCTTAAAAGATTCCGATGTATTTTTCATTTCAGACATATCTAAATCTAATCTTTTAAACATGTTTTGGTTTTGTATTCCAAAATCAACACTGAACCCAACAACTTTATTTGTTTTTGAATAATCTCTTTTTGGGTCAGAAACTCTAAGTGGGTTATCGGATATTCTTAAATCAAAACTATCATCGTCAAATCTTATAAATGAATTTTCTTTTGGTTTAGGATATTCTGACGGATTACCCATATATAGACATAAAAACTTAGGACTTGATTTGGTATAGTCAACTTCTAAATATGTTCCAAACATAGAGTTTGGAATTTCCATATCCACAGGTTTACCGTTTTTAACTGCATTTTGTAACCCATAAAAATTTATATAAGCAGGCATTGCAAAAAACATAAATTGGTTTTCTTTTAATATGTT